TGCCTTTTATAACACTGTTTCCGGCCCGCATGCCCCCTATTTTTTATGCCCAAAAACTCGGCTAGATCGCAACGCGAGGACGCCGCTCGCCTCAGGCACCAAAAAGAGAATGTGCGGGCGGGGCACCGATCCAGAGAAGTTCACAACACCGCCAGAGACATTGGCGACCTTCCCGCCGTTGCAAACCACAAACGCAGAGACTCATGCCGAAACTCTTTCCAGCAGTTTTGCGAAACGTACGGCACTGAATCCTTTCCGTTGGCGTGGTCCGCTGACCATCTGACGGCTATCGCCAAGATTGAGGCGGCTGTGCTGCGTGGCGAGTTGTTCGCCTTCGCCATGCCCCGTGGGTCTGGCAAGAGCACGCTGTCGATCTGGGCGTGCATCTGGGCAATGCTGTACGGGCACCGCTCTTTCGTAATGCTGGTCGGTGCGGATCAATCCATAGCTTGTCAGATGCTCGACATCGTCAAGGCTCACCTAGAAACAAACGACCTGCTTTTGGAGGATTTCCCAGAGGCGTGCTTTCCGATCCGTGCCCTTGAGCGAATTAGCCAGAGAGCCAAAGGCCAGACGTACCAAGGCGAGCCTACGCAGCTGGAGTGGACCGCAGACCAGATCACCCTAGCATGGATTCCTGGTGCGCCTTCAGCGGGTGCAGCTGTTCGCGTAGCTGGCATTACAGGCCGCATACGAGGTGCGCAGCACATTTGCGCAGACGGAAAAACAGTGAGACCGTCTCTTGTGCTGATCGACGACCCACAGACTGACGAGTCGTCAGCGTCGCCGTCGCAGGTCGCCACCCGTGAACGCATCCTCTCGGGTGCCATCCTCGGTCTCGCCGGTCCCGGTGCGAAGATCGCCGGTTTGGCGACGATCACGGTAATTCGTCCCGACGACCTGGCTGACCGGCTGCTGGACCGGATGAGGCACCCGTCGTGGCAGGGCGAACGCACGAAGCTTGTCTACGAGTGGCCTACCGCTGATGAGTTGTGGGGCCAGTACGCCGAGATGCGGCGAGAGGGGCAGCGTAGCGGTGAAGGCACAGGAGCCGCCGACGCCTTCTACGCTGCCAATCAGGCGACGATGGATGCAGGCTCTCGGGTGGCGTGGCCTGAGCGGAAGCACGACGACGAACTCACGGCGATACAGCACGCATGGAATCTGCGGATTGACCGTGGAGAGTCAGCGTTCCAAGCGGAGTACCAGAACGCACCGCTGGCGGATGACATATCGTCCGAGAAACTAGACAAGCGTGCGCTCGCCGCTCGTGCGATGACGCTTCCGCGTGGGGCTGTGCCGCTGTCGCACCAGACGCTCACTGCGTTCATCGACGTGCAGGACAAACTTCTGTACTGGCTCGTCGCTTCGTGGGGCGAGTCGTTCGGTGGTCACGTCGTCGCCTACGGCACATACCCTGACCAAGCCAGCACGTTCTTTGAAGCGAAGAACGCAAAGAAGACGCTGGCACTAACTTCCAAGGGTGCCGGGTTTGAGGGTGCGTTATCCGCTGGGCTGGAATCTCTGACGCAGATACTTCTCGGCAAGGATTGGATGCGTGAGGACGACGTGCCTATGCGTGTGCGTCAGGTGCTCATAGACGCCAACTGGGGGCAGTCCACCGAGACGGTGCGGACGTTCTGCCGGCGGTCCACGTTTGCGGCGAGTCTGCTGCCGAGTCACGGCAAAGGCATCGGTGCGTCTGGCGGCTCGCTCACGGAGAAGAAGGGGCGAGGCGAGAAGATTGGTTTGAACTGGGTCATGAGGCAGACGGCGACTAGCCAGCGGTACGGTGTCTATGACACGAACTTCTGGAAGACGTTCTCTGCGGCTCGGCTGCGTCTGGCACTGGGCGATCCCGAGGCTATCACGCTCCACGCTGGCGAGCACGACATGCTGGTCGAGCATCTCACCAGCGAGTACCCGGTGCGGACTGAGGCGAGGGGCAGAGTCGTGGACGAGTGGAAGCTAGACAACCGGCGAGAGAATCACTTCTGGGATTGTCTCGTGGGCTCTGCCGTTGCGGCGTCGATTGCTGGCGTGCATCCCGTGGCGACCGAGGCGGGTGGACGCCAGCGGAAGAAGGTGACAATCCCGAGCGGGCCGAATGGCAAGAAGATGATCCAAGTGAAGAGGCTGAAATGATTTCCGTGATGGCGATTGACGGCGTTCACCCTCGCGACTTGTTGGCTATCAAGCTGCGAATGACGCACGATGATAGCGAATGGCAGCAGGAGGTAACCGCCGTCCTGGAAGGGCAGGCAAGCAACATCACTCCTGTCGCCTTGTGCCACCGTGACGACGGTCTAGTTGGCTGGGCTTGCTCTCACGTCTGGCGTGGGATGCAGACGCTAGAGCAGTGGGTTGACGACCGCCACAGGCGTTGTGGGGTAGCAACTGCACTGTCTGCGGCACTTGTGGCACACGGCACGCTTGATCGCCGTGAAACTATCGCCGTGTTCAGCGAGCACACAGAAGGCATCGCTCGCCGCCTTGGGTTCGCTGACGTGCATCGGTACAAGCACGACGGCTCTGATTGGGTCAAAGTCTGACGGCACACCCGGTCTGGAACGCACGACGTTTCCCGTAGCGTTGCTCGCATGAGCGACGAACTGCGCGACAAGATCAGCGAAGTGGCATCCGGCCCGAAGCGCGTCCGCACGGACGCAGGCGAGGTCGAGTCGCAGGACGTCGCCGCCATGATCGAGGCGGACAAGTATTTGTCTGCAAAGGCTGCGAGTGCCGGCACGAACAAGCGACGTGGTCTGCGTTTCAACAAGCTCCTGCCGCCAGGGACTATCTAGCGTGGGACTGCTTGGCAACCTGTTTTCGCGTGGGAACAGGCCGCAGCCTGCGGCTATGCCCGTGCGTGTCCGTGCCAAGTTTGACGCTGCCGAGAGCCAAGACGACCGGCGGCACTGGGCAAACGCTGACGCCTTCGCTGCGGATGCGGCACTCTCGCCGATGAAGCGGCGCGAGATGCGGAACCGTGCTCGCTACGAGCGTGCCAACAACTCGTGGCTCGCTGGCATCTCGTCCACGCTCGCCAATGACTTGGTCGGCACCGGCCCGCGTCTGCAATTGCAGTTTGGCGACGACGAAAGTGCACGGGCAATCGAAAAGCTGTTCTTCGACTGGGGCTGGCAGATCGACCTTCCGGCGAAGCTGCGGACGATGCGTGAGGCTTTGGTCGTGGACGGCGAAGCGTTCTCGCTGATGATTTCCAATCCTCGCCTGCCTGGCGTTCAGCTTGACCTGCGGCTTGTGGAAGCCGAGATGGTCGCCACGCCTACGGAACTGATGAGCGAGACGATCACGCCAGACGGCTCGACTGTTGACGGCATGGAGTTTGACGCCGTCGGCAACGTCGTTGCCTATCAAGTTCTCAACTTCCATCCCGGCAGCAATTTCCGCGTCAACACTTTGCAATTCCAGCGCGTGCCCGCTGCCCAGATGGTGCATTGGTTCCGGCCTATCCGGCCCGGTCAACACCGTGGGTATCCAGAGGTGGCACCGGCTCTGCGGTTGTTTGGTCAGCTTCGCCGCTACACCGAGGCGGTTGTTGCTGCTGCTGAGACTGCCGCCGACTTCGCTGGCTTCCTGCGGACGAACTCACCTGCCGCCGAGATTGACGAGGTCGAAGCGTTCGCCGAGATGCCGATTGAGAAGCGGACGATGGTCACGCTGCCAGACGGCTGGACGTTCGAGCAGCTGAAGGCAGAGCAGCCTACGACGCAATTCCCGTCGTTCGTGCGTCAGATTCTCGGCGAGTTGGGTCGCTGCATGAATCTGCCATTTAACGTCTGTGCCCTCGACTCGTCGTCATACAACTACGCGAGCGGTCGCATGGATCACCAAATTTACGCGACGACCCAGCGGGTCATGCGTGACGATCTTGAGCGTGTGATGCTTGACCGTCTGCTTGCGGCGTGGGTCAACGAAGCCACGCTTGCGGGTGTGCTGCCGGAAGGCGTGCCGCCGTTCAGCGAGTGGGATTGGTCGTGGCAGTGGGATGGCAAAGAGCACGTTGACCCGTCCAAGGAAGCCAACGCTGCCGAAACTCGGCTGCGAACGCACACGACCACTCTGGCTGCTGAGTACGCCAAGGCTGGCAAGCAGTGGGACGTGGAACTGCGTCAGCGAGCCGCCGAGGTGGCGCTGATGAAGGAACTCAACCTCTTCGTTGACTTCGCGCCGGAAGTGAACTACGGCGGAACGCTTGACGAGAACGGCGAACCAATGGGGGCCGAATGAACGCAATCAATCTCAATTCTGGTGTCGAGTTCCTGCAAGCTGCCGAAGGCGATTCGGCACCGGCTGGCAAGAAGTTTCGCATCGTCGCCTACACGGGTGCTCCTATCCGTCAGGGCTGGAGCCGCGAGCCGGTCGTGATCGACATGGCTGGGATGCAGCTGCCGGCGACTGTGCCCGTGGTGGTCGGCCACGACTACGCACTTGGTTCAATCGTCGGGCAGGGTCGCCCGTTCATCGAAGCTGGGCAGATCATCGTTGAAGGCGAGATTCTGGCCGACAACGAGAACGCACGGCAGGTCGCCGCCCTTGGTGCCGCTGGCTACCAGTTCCAGGCGAGCGTGGGTGCCGATGTCCGCAGGCACCAGAAGATCGACGCCGAAGGCGTCACCACCGTCAACGGCACTGCCCACATCGGGCCGGTGCGAGTCGTCAAAGCCTCATCGCTGCGTGAGGTTTCGTTTGTCACCTTGGGCGCTGATGCAGCTACCAGCGTCGCCATCGCGGCTGAAGCCGACGAGGAGTTTTCTATGGCGGACAACGCCAACCAGACGCCCACCGAAGAGCCGGTCACGGCTGCGGTGGAAGCCACGGCGAGTGTCGCCGTGGAGACCAAGCCCGAAGTCGATCACGCCGAAGTGATCGCGTCCCTCACGCAGAAAGTTTCCAACATGGAAAAGCTCCTTGCGACCCGCGACGAGCGACCGGCGGCTCCTGCCATCCACATGGCGCAGCCGACCAGCCGCAGCCCCGAAGTGATTGAAGCGGCGTTTGCCCTCCAGGGCAACCTGCCGAATGTCGAGAAGCAGTACGACGCCAAGACCCTCGAAGCCGCTGGCAAGATTCAGCGGACGACGAGCCTCGGCGAAGTTCTGCTCTCGGCTGCTGAGGAAGGCGGCTACACCGGCTCGCGTCGGATTTCCGCCGCGACTCTGCGTCCGATCCTTGCTGCTGCTTGGGCGACCCACAGCATCAGCGGCATCCTGTCGGCGACCGTCAACAAGTTCCTGCTCGCCGGCTTCAACGGCGTCGAGTCCTCGTGGCGGTCCATCTCGTCGGTTCGCAGCGTGAACGACTTCAAGGCGCTGACGAGCTACCGGCTCAACGGTGGCATGAAGTTTGAGAAGGTCGCCCCTGGCGGCGAACTCAAGAACGCTGCCGTCAGCGACGAGTCGCGGACGATCTCGGCAGAGACCTACGGCATCATGACGAGTGTCACTCGCAATGACCTCATCAACGATGACCTCGGTGCTCTGACTGCGGTGCCGCAGCGGATCGGTCGTGGCGGTGCTCTGAAGCTCAACGACGTCTTCTGGGCTTCGTTCCAAGATGACTCGGCGTTCTTCACCACGGGCCGTGGCAACAAGAAGACCACGGCGGGTGCTCTCAGCTTGAGCAACCTCAAGGCGATTGCCACGCTGTTCCGCAAGCTCAAAGACCCCGATGGCAACCCGGTTGCCGTTGAGCCTCGCGTGCTGCTCGTGCCGTCCGACATCGAACTGTCGGCTGCGGAGATCATGGGCTCGGCGTTGCTGGTTGGCGGCTCGTCCGCTGGCCCCAACGTGAACGTGCTCGCCGGTCGGTATCAGGTCGTCTCGACCAGCTACCTGTCCAGCGCCGAGGACTACTACCTGCTTGCCTCGCCGGCTGACATGCCGGTGATGGAAGTGGCGTTCCTCAACGGCGTGCAGTCTCCCATCGTTGAGACGGCGGAAGCCGACTTCAACACGCTGGGCGTGCAGATGCGTGGCTACTTCGACTTTGGCGTTGCCAAGGCCGAGTACCTCGCCGGCGTGAAGGCTGACGCTTCTTGATCTGAAGACAAACCGTGACCGCCGGGCGGGAGCCCCAGCCCGCCCGGCGGCATGATTCCAACCAACCCATTTCTCAGAAAGCAGGTGATCCTAATGGCTTCTTATTCTCAGGCTGGCTGTCTCATCGACTACACGCCTTCGGCTGCTGTTGCCGCTGGCGATGTCGTCCTTCTCGCTGATCTCGTGACCGTGGCTCCTCGTGCAATCGCCGCCAACGCGCTGGGTGCGGTGTCGGTTGATGGCGTGTGGAGCATCGCCAAGGCTTCGGGCGCTGTCTCGCAGGGTGCGCTTCTGTACTGGGATGCCACCAACAGCGTTGTCACCACGACTGCCAGCACGCACAAGCGGGCCGGCAAGGCCGCTGCTGCGGCTGCGTCGGGCGATGCGTCGGTGATGGTCATCCTCAACGTCGGCTGAGTTCTCGTCCCACTGCAAGCCGCCGGCGGCAGCGTTTCATCCTTTCCGCGCCGCCGGCGGTCTTGTGGTTAGAGGTGCCTATGTCCGATCTACTCGCCAGCGGTGCAGCGTGGCTCGCCGGTCAGTTTTCGGCGAGTGCGTCGCGGTCTGTCCGCTACTCTCGCGGGGCTGACTACGGCACAGTCAGTGCCACGATTGGCACAAGCCGCTTTGAGTCGCAGGGCACCAGCGGCGTAATCGAGCAGTGGGAGTCGCGTGACTTCGTCATCAAGGCGGGCACGCTGCCGTTTGGCGAGCCGCTGCGGCACGACAAGATTGTTGACACGATCAACGGCGTGGACATCACGTATGAAGTGACGAGCCCGCGTGGCGTCCCGGTTTTTCATTACGGAGACGCATTCCGGCAGACGGTGCGTGTTCACACGATTGCCACTGCCGAGGCGGCACAGGTCGCTCCGACGCTCAGGCGTCGATTCTGGGGCTCGTTCGCTGCGGCAACTATCACTGACGCTCAGATCGTCGCCAGCCTCGCTAATGACCTCGGAGGCTCTCGGGCACAGTCGAGGACGATTACCGCACAGACTGCGTATATCTACGTCGTCCTGCCGACGAGTTTCGGCGTACCGACGTTTGCAGTCAGCGGTCTGACGTCCTCGGCGTGGGAGACCACGACCAGGTCGATCACGTTCGCCGGGCAGGCGGCACAGAGTTACGGCATCTACCGCTCAACGTATCCGATCACCGGCACCGTCAACCTCGTGGTCACATGACGTATGTCAAGCATCAAGGGCACCAACGTACTCGCGCCGGTCGTGCCATTCGACACGACGGATGCACACGCCTCGCACGAGGCGCGGTACGGCAAGGGCGGCTACCGCAGCGTAGCCGACATCGCCGAGAGAGACGCGATTCCGCAGTTGAGGCGGGAAGCCGGGATGCTGGTGCTGACGCTCTCGGACGGCATCGTGTGGCGACTCAATAACAACTTAACGACATGGACTGACAACAACCTCACCACAAGCCTCGACGGCGGGAATTTTTGAGCATGAGCAACACTATCCGCATTAAGAGACGCAACGCAGCCGGTGCGGCAGGCGCTCCCGCTAGTCTTCAGCAGGCAGAACTTGCATTCAACGAAGCCGACTCGACGCTCTACGTGGGCGTCGGCACTGGTGGCGCTGGCGGGTCAGCTACGACGATTCAGGCAATTGGCGGCAGTGGCACCTTCGCCACCAAGAGCTACGTGACGTCTGCGGTGTCTGCGGTGGATGTTTCGTCGCAGCTCTCAAGCTATCTGACCACATCCGCCGCTGCATCGACGTACCTTTCACAAGCGACGGCGGCCAGCACATATGCAACGCAGAGCAGTGTAAGCACGGCGATCTCAAACGTAATCAATGCGGCACCGGCTGCTCTCGACACGCTCAAGGAACTGGCTGACGCTCTCGGTTCCGATGCTGCGTTTTCCACGACCGTCACAGCGTCCCTCTCTGGCAAGATGGCAAAAGCAAGCAACTTGTCGGATGTGGTCGATGTTTCGGCGGCTCGCACGAATCTCGGGCTCGGCACAATGGCAGTCCAGGCGGCGAGCAACGTGGCGATCACTGGTGGCTCGGTTGCAGGCATCGACTTGAACGGCGGGACGTTCTGACGTGTCAAACACCGTACGCATCCTCCGAAGCACCACGGCAGGCAACGTGCCGTCCTCGCTCGTCAGCGGCCAGATTGCCGTCAACGAGGCGGACGGGCGTCTGTTCTTTCGCTCGCCGTCGGGCACCGTAACGACGTTTTCGTCCATTGCGTCGTTCGCTACTACGGCGTCTTTTCCCGCAGTCGGTTTGGCGAATGTGCTGTACCTCGCGTCGGATAGCTCTCGCGCCTATCAGTTCGTGGGCGGGGTATACATTGAGGTCGGAGTCTCTGGTGGCGGGGGGACCGCCACGACATCGGCTTCCGATCTCACGAGTGGCACGCTGCCCGATGCGAGGTTGAGCAGCAACGTCACAGTCAACCAAAACCTGCGATGGGCGATGCAGACCACGAGTACATCAATTGACTGGTTGCCTCGCGGGCACGGCACTATCGGCAACGCGGCGGCATTCTCGGGAAGTCTGATGCTGGCGTTTTTTACAGCCCCGTACTCGTTTACCGCCACCACACTGACATTTATAACGGGCGGCACTGCCACTGCCTCGCTGTCGCTGTGTAGGTTTGCGCTTTTTACCGTGAACGAGACGATTGTCGACTCTGTCACGGGCACGTCACCGATAATTACGATGGTTGCACGGACGGCAAACGACACAACAATCGGAAACGCCTCCCAGACGATTTATTCTCGCGCGTTTGCAACTGACGGATACCCAGCCTCGTACAGCATTGTCGCTGGAACGCGATATGCCGCTGGCGTGCTGGTTGTCGGCAGCACGGCCGGAACATGGCAAGCGGGCACGGTTACAACAGGCGCGATCACGCGACTGCCGCCAATGGCTGCGGGTGCTGTCACTGGTTTGTCTGATATGCCGACTGCGCCCACGACCGTATCAAATGGCAACTTCATGATCTATGGGCGGATTTCATGACGACCACCTACCTCGGCGTGATCGATGGCATACGCACTTGGGAAGTGCGTGACGAGAGCGGCAACGTCATCGGCATGAACCAGCAGGCCGTGGACGACTCTGTACCGGCGAGCGTCTCCGCTCGCCAGATACGCCTGTGGATGCTTCGGCATGGCATCTCACTTGCAGCCGTGGACGCAGCTATCGACGCCATCCCCGACCAACTCCAGCGGGACTCGGTCAGGGTGGAGTGGGACTACGCTCCGTACGTCGAGCGGTCGCACCCGATGCTCGTGCCGCTAGCGGCGGCTCTCGGACTCACTGAGGCTCAGGTCGATCAGGCGTTTGTCGAGGCGGCGGGGATTTAACGCTGCTGAAGGCATAGCCGGTCGCTGTGCTGCTCGTCGCCGTGACAATGCCAGCCACGAGGTGCCGCGATGTCCAACGTCTTCTCTCTGCTGCCAGGCCAACTTGACGTCACTTTCGTGGTGGGCGACGAGGTCAATATCGCCATGAATCTGGGGCAGTCGATTGCCTCGTACACGCTGCAATCGGCTGTCTATGTCGCGAGCACTGGCGGATTCCAAGGCGGCGGCGGCGGCACTGTATCGACTGTCGGAGCGACTGCGGCGACGCCTGTCATTCAAGTCGTGACGGCGTCCACTGGCGCAATCATCTGGAGCCTCAACGAGGTACAGACTGCCTCTCTGAGTCCAGCCATTAGATACCTCTGGTATCTGCGATGGATCACGCCTGGCACGACTATGACGCGAACAATCTTGGCTGGCAGCTGCATCCCGAGGGCACCGGGCGCATGAGTGAGATTTCTGTCACAGTCAACGGCTCAACGACAATCAACCCGACTGTCGGCAACGGCGACACAGTCAACGTCACGTTTTCTGCCGCTGGCGAGCGTGGGCCGAAGGGTGACACTGGAGTTGCTGGGCCTGCGAACACGATTGCGATTGGCAAGGTGGTCACTGGCACGGACGCAGCTGCGACGCTGACCGGCGTGTCGCCGTCTCAGACGCTCAATCTGACGCTGCCGCAAGGTGCGGTCGGTGAGCGTGGCTTGCAGGGCGAAGTTGGGCCAGCCGGGCCGGTCAACTCGTTGTCCATCGGCACCGTGACGAAGGGCGACAATCCGGCGGCAACGATCACCGGCACTGCTCCTAGTCAGGTGCTATCGCTGACGCTGCCGAAGGGCGACAGGGGCGACACTGGCGCGGCTGGGCCGTACACGACGATTCAGGTCGGCACCGTCGCGACGGGAGCACCTGGCACGCAGGCGAAGATTGACAGCCTGACTTCTGGCAACACCGTCTCGTTGAGCTTCACCATTCCGCGTGGCGTTGACGGTACGGCGAACCTCGCCGACGAGACGCCGCAGCCGCTGGGCGTTGCGTCGGCAGGCACGGCGGGATTTGCCGCCCGTGCTGACCACGTCCATGCTGTGCCGACGATCAGCTACGCAAACCTGACGAATGTGCCGACGACCTTCGCCCCGGCGACCCATCAGCACGCCGTCAGCGACGTTACGGGGCTGCAAGCCGCACTTGATGGCAAGCAAGCGAGCGGCACATACGCAACGCTGGTCAATGGTCTCGTCCCGTCCAGCCAGCTGCCGGGCTTTGTCGATGACGTTGTCGAGTTCGCAGCACTTGCCAACTTCCCGGCGACGGGCGAAGTTGGAAAGCTGTTTGTCGCCCGTGACACGAACAAGGTCTACCGATGGTCGGGCACTGCCTACATCGAGATTTCGGCAAGCCCCGGCTCCACCGACTCGGTGGCTGAAGGCTCAACCAACCTGTACTTCACCACGCTGCGTGCGTCAGCAGCCGCGCCGGTGCAGAGCGTCAACGGCAAGACCGGCAACGTGACGATTGAGGCGGGCGGCATCGCCTGGTCCACGGCACCGACGACGACCAAGACGACGACCAAGGCCGGGCAGATCAGCTACGACGAGAATTTTCTCTATGTCGCCAATGCCGTGGATCAGTGGCGTCGCACGTCGCTTGAGGATTGGACGACGCCGACCATCACGATCTCGGTGCAGCCCAGCAACCAGACGGCAGTCGGCGGCACAGCCACGTTTGCCGTCACCGCGACGGCGTCGCAGAACGCTGAACTGACCTACCAGTGGCAGCGGCAGGCGGGTGGCGCGGGTGCGTGGGTCAATATCGGCACCGGCTTGTCGGCAACGCTTGGTCTCGCCGATCTCAGCTACGCGACGAACAGCGGCGACAAGTACCGAGTCGTGATTTCCTCTGGTGCTGCGGGCACGGGCGGCACTGCCGTCAACGGGTGGCTCCCAGCGGTCGTGGTCGAACTCACGCCTACGGCGACCGTCACCAGCGGCGAAGCGACGCTCACCGTGTCGGCGGCAATTAGCATCATCACGCAGCCGCAGAACGTGAACCTGACCAACGGCACCTCGGCGTCGTTCTCAGTGTCGGCAACCACACCGGGCACTGGGCTCGCCTACCAGTGGCAGTCGTCGCCTGACGGAACCAACTGGACGAACATCAGCGGTGCGACATCTGCCAGCTACGCTCTCACGGGAATCACCGAGACGGGCAACGACAACTACAGATACCGCTGCATCGTGTCGAGCAGCGGCTACGCCGACGCCACGAGCAACGCTGCTCTGCTCGACGTGGCACCGATCACGGTCACGTCGCAGCCCAGCAGTGCCACAGGCTCGCCCGTGGCGGGCACGACTCCAAACTATTCTGCTTCGTTCTCGGCTGCGGCGACATCGCCAGCAGGCTCTCCGACGATCCAGTGGGAAGTCTCGACTGACGGCGGCACGACATTCTCTGACGTGAGCGGGCAGACGAATTCGTCGCTCTCGCTGACGGGACTGACGAACGCTGACACGGGCAAGCGTTACCGGGCGAAGTTTGAGAAGAGCGGCTGGAACACGGTACGTTCGAGTGTTGCCACACTGACGGTTCCGCTTGATGCAATCACGGTGACGCAGCAGCCGAGCAATACGACGGCGAGCGTGTCCTCCTTCGCCACGTCAGCGTTTGCCCTTCCGGCGGGGCGGTGGAATCGTGTCAGCAACGCCAACGGTCTTTGGTTCGCCACTCCGAGCAACCTAGATTTTGGTGGCGACTACATCGCCACCTCTGCGGACGGAGTGAATTGGACGCGAACCAATCTGGCACTTCCCGCCGTCGGCGAGTGGAGTGACGTTCTGTATTACGGCGGCGTGTATCTGACTTATCGGACAACCTCAAGCACCGTATCGCCTCGATATGCAACCAGCACCGACGGCGTGACATGGACGGCGCGCAACTCGACCGTTCTTGCGGCTGCGATTGGAAATGCGTTCTTTGCAATCGTCGTTCATACCGGCGTCGGATTCGTGGTCATCAGTTCGCAGGGAGCAAGCTCGACGGCAGGTGCAGTTTCGTCCGATGGCGTGACGTGGGCCGCTCGTGCGGGTGGCGTGGGCGCGTCGTGGTTTGACTCTTTGACAGTCGGCAACCGCACGGTTTTGGCGATGCAACCGTCGTATTTGAGCCAAACCAACCAATACCAATTTGACGTTGCGACGATTGTTGGCGACGGGGCTCCTGTGCATCAGGAAATTATTCGTCTCGTCGTTACAACCTCGTACAACGTGAGGCTCTCGGTCGCAGGCGGCTACATCGTCCACAATTTGTCGGTTAACGGCGGGTCGGCCCCAAGGCTGCTGTCGTATGCGAACGAATCGGCCACGACACCAACGACCGTGTCGTTTGCGGCCCTACCGGGCAGCAGCGCGACTGTTGCCGTGCTTCCTGCATCTCCTCGCTGGGCGGCTGTTGGAAATGCAGGCTTTTACACGTCGAACGACCAAGGACAGACGTGGGCACTGCGGCAGAGCACTACGATTGGCGCGAACGGAAACGGGCGTTTCTACGTCAGCGGTAGCCGTATTGCGTTCACCAACTTCCCGTCGTCAGCGACGATTTACACGTCGGACGACGGTGGCCTTTCGTGGACAACGAGAGTCCTTTCAACCAGCGGATCGGTAGGGCCGACGCAAGTCGGGCTTGGCCGAATCTTCTGGCAATCATCTCTGAGTGACACTTCGTTCGGCGGCACAATCATCAACCTCGGCGGCTCGACCTCGGCCACCTTCTCGTCTTCCGCCACGACCACCTTCGGCGCGCCTTCCATCCAGTGGCAACAGTCGTCTGACGGCGGCGCGACGTGGACGAACATCAGCAGTGCCACGTCTAGCTCGCTCGCACTGTCGCCGGTCTCGGGCGACAGCGGCAAGCGATATCGAGCCGTGTTCACGAAAGACAGCTACACGACAGTCAACAGTAACGCAGCCATTCTCACGGTGCCGTAATGCCAAAGATCGTAAAGGTAAAGCGGTCGAACGTCGCAGGCTCAACGCCCAGCGTGAGCTACGGCGAGCTTGCGTACAACGCGGCAGACAATCGGCTCTTCGCCGGTAACGCTGCGAACGTGGCTGTGCTGCTCAATGCAGGCAGCGGCGGCGGCGGCGGCTCCGCAAACATCGTTGAGGCATCGACGGCGGCGGGCTTCCCGGCAGTGGGTAGTGTCGGCACCTTGTACCACGCGACTGATGTGCGTCGAATCTTTTTCTGGGACGCAAGCGGCGTCTACGTTGAGGCAGGAACGTCTGGCGGTGGTGGTAGCGGTAGCTCGTTCACGCTCGCCGCCGCAACGGCAAGCGAGCTTGGTGGTGTCAAGGTTGGTTCGGGCCTGACAATCAGCGACGGGGTGCTTTCTGCAACTGGTGACTCGGTGCTGCGTGCGTTGTTCGTTCCCGGTGCACCGACGAGCGTCACTGCGACGGCTGGCGATGCACAGGCCACCGTGTCGTGGACGGCACCCAGCGTACTCGCACAGACCCCGATCACGGACTACACCGTTCAGTTCAGCACCAACAGCGGCTCGACATGGACGACGTTCACGCGGGCGGCCTCGGCTTCGGCGAGTGCGACCGTGACAGGACTCACCAACGGCACGGCTGTTGTCTTCAGAGTATCCGCGACGAATGGAGTTGGCACTAGCAGTTACTCAACGGCATCTAGTGCGGTGACGCCTGCGGCGGGTCCGCCGATTGCCTATGCGGCCAAGTTCGGGCCGGGGTCGTACACCGTCACTGGCACCAGCACTATCACGGCCACAGTCACGGGCGGCGGCGACGACTCTGATACACGGCTCTGGCTGCTGATCGGCACCAGTGGAACGCTCTCGTACACAGTCACCGCCAGCAGCGAAGACGGATATGACGGCGGCGCGCTGTATCGCACGTCAGCATCTCCGGCCAACCACTCGGCTTTTAGTGGTTACAGCAATCACCCCGCTGGGATGACTCTGGTTTCTGGAACAGTTACTGGCACCTCAACGTCCACCGGCAGCGTAGCCGTTACATCTGGGCAGCATCTCGTCCTGCGATATGCCAAGGACGGCGGCGATAGCGCAAACAACGACCGCATCACGGCCGTACTCAACATCTCGTAGGAGTCACCATGCCACTCTCTTTCCCATCATCGCCAACCGTCGGGCAGCAGTCGACGCAGAACGGTCGCACCTACTCGTGGACGGGCTATGCGTGGGAACTCGTCGCGGCGAGCGGCGGCGGCGGCCTGACGTGGTCAAGCGTGCCAGCGTCCGCGACGGCGAGCGGGACGGCGGGGCAGATAGCGTATGACGGCGGCAACGGGTTTTTCTACGTTGCGACGGCTACGAATACGTGGGTACGTACAGCGTTGAGTACGTGGGACTCTGACGCCACTGCGTTCCTGACAGCGGCGGGCATCACGGACGCAACACAGTCATCTGCTATAGGGACGCTCGTCGGATCGCTGAAGAGCGCGGGCGTCTGGTCAAAAATGCGCGCGATGTACCCGTTCATCGGCGGCACGGCATCGACTCACAAATGGAACCTCAAAGACCCGCGAGACTTGGACGCCGCCTATCGACTGGCGTTTTCAGGCAACTGGACGCACTCCGCAACGGGGGCCACTCCAGATGGCAGCACGGCATATGCCAATACGTTCGCCGTGCCATCCACGTTTTTTAGCGACTACACAGGCGCATACGGCCTGTATCTGCGCACAAACCCAGCATCTTCGACTGGGTATCGAGTGGACATGGGTGCTCAGTTTTTCTCCGACCCAACGAGCAACCGATTTCTCCAGCATATTGGATCAACCGACGGCAATTCGTACTACGACTGGCGGAATCGCGTAACAGTTGCCACGTCGACCGTCGGTAGTGTGACTGGGTTCCATGTCGTCTCGCGGACAAGCACTTCGCTGATGACGGTCTACCGAAACGGCAATTCAGTGGCGTCCGGGGCATCGTCGGACATCACCACCGACCTACCAAACCGCCCGCTCTACATAGGCGCACAGAACCATACCGATGGCCCAAGCTTGCACTCAAACCGCGAGCAGTCATTTGTGTTCCTGTCGGAATCTCTGTCTGGCTCGGAAGTAACTGCCGTCAATTCCGCCGTGCAGGCGTTCCAGACAACTCTCAGCAGGAACGTCTAGTGAGAGACTCCATCTTCCTCGCTGCTCTCATCACGTTCTCGCTTGCAGCGGGCGTGATGGCGGCACGCACTACGGCGGCGTTCATGCGATGGGCTGTCCAGCGAACACTAGCAGTGGAGTGGTGAGATGAGCAGCGTCCTTCGCACTATCGCCGACAGCCTCGCCACGGGCTTAGATTCCGTGACGTGGGAGATTCCGTCAACCACCGTCGAGCGTCGCAACTGGGCAAACATTGACGTAGACGCCATGAGCGTGCCTCGCGTGTTCGTCGTTCCCGGCAATGCTGACGTGTCACGCATCAGCCGCCAAGTGATGCAAGTAGACTACACCGTCACAGTCTTCGTCGGGCGTCACGTCACGACTGACGCTGAAGTGGATGGCATGCTTGACCTGGCTGACAGCGTCATGCTCTACGTGCGCGCCCACTCGTTCGGGCAAGCGGTAACGTGGCCGGCTGGCGTTACCAGCCCGCAGACGGTCAGCATCGACTTGAATCCTGACGATGCACTGACGGAGCGAAACGTCTGGCGTGCCGTGATCACGGCGACGTATCGAGTGTTCGAGACGAACGTGCTGCCGACTGTCTAGGAGGCTGCTATGCCGTCGATGCTTTCTGGCATGAGCCGGGCGTTTATCCGTCCCGGCATGATCGGCGGCAATCGCCGCGAGATGTCTGCCGACACGCTCGGTCGGCTCAAGCTGCGGGCGTCGCTCCGAGGCAACTTCTTCGACAAGCCGAAGGTCGCTCGGATGATCGGCAAGATGAATGCCAAGGTGTTGTCAAACCTTGGGCTCAACATCAAGAACGCTGCCAAGGCTGGGATCGGTCGAGGAATGGGCAAGATCAGCGGCGCAGCGAAGCGACGGGCGGGTCGCGGCAAGCCAGTGGAGTTCGTCGGTGGTCTGTACCTCGACATCACGGCGTACGGGTCTGGCACGCCTCGGGCCGCAGGCCAGCCGATTAAGTCGTGGGCACCTAAGAAGTGGTTCTACTATGACATCATTGATGTCTACGATGCCGCCCGTGGAACGGCTGTGATCGGCACGTACAAGACGAAGCCGTGGCTGGCACAGCTGCACCAGATGGGCGGCACGGTGAAGCAGACGGCGTGGCGTATCGGCGTCGGGGCTGCACGCAATGCGTACCTGCGGAAGCGTGGCAATGGTCGCCAAGGGCGAGACGAGAAGGGGCGGTTTACGAACGCACTGCCGCAGAGGAACCAGTACGAATACGGTGCCCTTCAGTGGGTCATCGACAAGGGCGGCTTCCGCTACAGCCGCAACTGGGAGAAGACGAGCATCACCCGCATGGCTCGCTACCCAGCCCGCCCGTTTATGGCTGGCTCAAAGCGAGTTGACGCCGCCGTGGCGAAGGCTAACGAGAAGTGGCGAAACATGCTGGCGAGAAACTAGCCACGGCATACCCGGTCTAGATTCCGCCCTGCTGCCCATACCGTGAGCGAACCAGCCGCACCGCTGGCACTCGCACACGAGAGGGCACCAAATGCCAATTGGCTCAGTTGAGATCACGCTCGGCAAAGACGTGACTATCACGGGCGTCGCGAACGCTCGGTCATGCACCGTCACCAACTCGGCGTCAGACGTTGACGTCACGAAGTTCGGTGACACTTCCCGCAAGTTCCGCAAGGCTCTCATCGAGCAGACGATTGAGCTTGAGTGCGTGGACGCTCCCGGCGTCAGCATCGGCGGGACGTTCACCATCAGCGGCACGCAGACCGGCAACGCGACTTACATCTGCACGAACATTGCCAAGTCTCAGCCGCTCGACGGCATTGAAACTTTCACCGTCAGCGGCTCTCGCACTGTCAGCGCCTAACCACTCACGCATAGGAACAATCACACATGGCTATTTCGCTTGGCAAAGACGCATCCGCTCCTCCGTTCGGCGAAGGCATTATCTCGGCGAGCTTCACCGAGGAATGCGAAACGATTGACATCTCGAACCGTGCCAACGTCGGCGGCTCTGCCGGTGCTCCTGGCCGCCGGGTCAGTCGTGCTGGCTTCGTTACGAAGACGTGGGAAATCGAGTGCCACGATCCCGATGGACTCATCACCTCGCTGACCGCAGCCGGCACCGCTGGCTCGTTTTCGATCATGAGCGTGTCGGAGAACATCGGCGTTGACGGTGCCGTCACCTACAACGTGACAGCCAAGGAGTTCTAGTGGCGATCACGCTGGGGAAAGACTGTTCCATCGTTCTCGATGGCGGATTTATCGCCAGCGCCCGAAACGTCACGCTGACAGAGTCGGCCCGCACGATTGACGTCAACCCGTACGGCAGTCGCTACGCGGCAACCTACAACACAGGCTACGACTGCACGGTGAGCGTGGAACTGAACGACGTCGCTGGCCTCGGCACGGCGTTTCAGAAGATGCACTCGGGCGGGACGTTCACTGTGTCAGGCGGTGCCGCTGGTTTTTCGTTCCTCGCCGTGATGACAGGCATCAGTGAGACAGACCCAATCGACGGCATCGCGTCGTTTGTTCTAGAAGGCAAGATGACCGACCCGAGGCTAGCGAGGGAGTAGGCATGCGTGAGTTTCGAGACGACCAGGGCAGGCCGTGGCAGGTGGCGTTGACCGTCGCGTCTGCGCTGCGTGTCCGCGACAACGTCACGGTCGATGTCGTGGACGAGGAAAGCGGCGAGCGTAAGGCTGTGCCGTTTGACGTGGTGGACGCTGCGAACATCTCGCAGACGTTCCAAGTGCTGCGTAGCCAGTACGCCAAGATTGGCGAGATCCTCTACGCACTGCTGACCAAGCAAGTCGAGACTAAGGGACTGTCGCGAGAAGACTTCCTTGACGGTCTGCGTGGCGATTCTCTGGACGCTGCGACGAAAGCGCTAGAGCAGGAACTTGTCGATTTTTTCCCGCAGCGCCTCCGCAAGATGATCGGTCTTCTCGCGTCCAAGATGGACGAAGTGGCAAACGAGATGCTCGGCAGAGCGGAGGCGGGTCTGGAGAAGGCGACGGTGGAGAGCCTCGCAGGAGCGTCTGGGACGCCATCTGGGAAGCCGCAGGAATCCTCGGAGTCTATCCCGGCAAGTGGACCGTCAGACAACTCTTCGCCGCTCGTGACAGCCGCCTAGAGCACGATTGGTGGCACACGGCAAACCTGCTGGCACAGCAGGCAAACATCAACCGGGACAAGAACTCGCCGAAGGCAGACCCACGCAAGCTGAATCCTTACGCAAAGAAACCGAAGCCGAGACAGGCGACGCCTGATGACCTAAAACGCCTCTTTGGCAAAGACTGGCAGAAACACGTATGAGTGCTGGAGCAGTCAGAGCCGGTGGCGTATTTGTCGAGATCGGTGCCGATCCGAGGAAGTTTTTCTCGGCACTGACCAAGGTCAATAAGTCTCTCGGCAATATGGGCCGCTCGCTTGCGTCTGGCGGCGGCAAGCTTGCTGCTGCTGGCATTGGCATGGCGGCACCTATCGCCGCTGCCGTGCGTCAGGGTGCAGCGTTTGAATCCACGCTGCTCAACATTCGGGCGAGCACTGGTGCGACGTCGGCGCAGATTGACCAGATCAAAGCATCGTCTATGGCGATGTCGCAGGCTCTCGGCGTCGGGCCGACCGAGGCTGCTCAAGGCATGCTTGAACTGCTGAAGGCTGGCATGTCGCTTGATGCTGTCCTTGGCGGTGCCGGCAAGACGGCGTTGGAGTTCGCCAAGGTTGGCGAGATGGACGTTGCCCAGGCGGCTGTGGTGATGTCGGACGCCATGAACGTGTTCAAGGTGTCATCCGACGTCGCCGCCAATGCGTTGTCCTCTGCTGCGGATGCGTCGAGCACCTCAATCGCTCAGATGTCGGAAGCGTTCTCGATGTCGTCTGCCGTCGCCGGCCTAGCGGGGCAGAGCATTGAGGACTTGTCTGCCACGCTGGCGATCCTCGCCAATAACGGCGTGAAGGGCAGTGACGCAGGCACCAGCGTCAAGACGATGCTGATGCGGCTGATGGCACCGGCTGACGATGCCGTGGGTGCTCTTGACCAACTCGGGCTTTCTGTCGCCTCGTTCCGTGGTGCTGACGGGCAGATGAAGCCGATGGTGGATATCATCGGCACGCTCACGCAGGCAATGGGCGGGCTTGACCAGACGGCGAAGGATGACATCTTCCGCCGCATCTTCGGTGCCGATGCCATTCGCGCCGCGTCGATTCTCGCCTCTGAAGGCGTGGATGGATTCACCAAGATGCGTGAAGCGATGGCATCCGCCCTGCCAGTGGGCGAGAAGTACAAGTTGGTGATGTCGGGCCTGGCTGGCTCGTTTGGTAGCGTGCTGGCGGCAATGCAGCGTATGGCGATTGCCATCACGGATGCCGTGGCGCCGGCTCTCGCGGGTGCGTTGCCGTTCATCACGGGATTCATCGACGGGCTGACGAAGCTGGCGACTGACAACAAGGAAGCCGTCGCGGCGTTTGCGAAGTTCGCTGTTGCTGCGGTCGCGGTCGGCAGTGCGATGGTCGGGCTTGGCATCTCGCTACAAGTGACGTCGTTTGGCCTGGCTGGAATCGGCAAGGCGGCAGCGTTCGCTCTGTCGCCTCTGACGATGCTGATCGGCGCAGCCTCCAAAGTCGGCCAGAGCTTTGCGCTGGTGGCGATGCCTGCAACGCTTAAGCTCGCAAACTCAATCGGCTCGTCGATGCTGGGAGCGTCGGCGTCCGTCCTATCGTTCGCTGCAACTGCTGGCAGTGCGATGGCTGGCTTTGCGGCGTCGTCTACCACGGCGTTGGCAGGCTTCGCCGCATCGAGTGCAGCCGGCTTTGTGCGGATGAGCGGTGCCGCCTCGGCTGCTGCTGCGGCAATGTTCCCGGTGTTCTTCACGGGATTCAATCGCGGAATCGCTGCTGGCGCTGGATTCTTTTCTGCAACGATTCGAGGACTCAACGGCGTCGTGATGGCGTCGAGTGCTCTGCGTGGTGCGATGTTTGCCGTGTCTGGTTCCGGCATGGCTCGCTTCGTCGGCGACATCGTCGGCGGGCTGACGCTCACCTACAAGTCTTTCGTGTGGTGGGCAACGGGTGCGTCAGCACGGATGGCACAGTACGCCGCCAATCTCACGGGTGCTGTCGGCAAGACGATTGCGTCAACCGCTGCGATGTCAGCGGCGTGGCTCGGCTCGGCTGCTCGTGGCGTGGCGGCATTCGTCGGCTCTGCCGTCGCTGGCATCGGCACATACCTCGCCGCCACTGCAATGGCTGTGGCTGGCTCTGTGGCGTCTGCTGCTGCGGTAGCGGCTGCGTGGCTCGCACCTCTGGCACCGCTTCTGCTTTTGTCTGCTGCCGCTGTAGGCGTCGGCGTCGCCGTCAAGCAGTTCGGCCCGCAGATCGCCGGTGCCTTCGCTGGGCTGGCGGGCTACGTGACCGAGGCTGGTGGTGCTATCGCTGGCGGTTTCTCGACTGCCGTCTCTGACGGCATCGTCGTCTTGGGCGACCTCGCCGCCACAGCCACGGCCACCTTCAACGGCGTCTATGAAGCAGTCGCTGCCGGCGACTTGTCCGGTGCGATGGACATTCTCTGGGCTGGGCTTGTCGCTGGCTGGCTGCGTGGCGCCGAAGCGTTGATGTCCTACGTTGATCCGTGGGTGGCAGCGTTTCAGGACGTCTTCACGGATATCGGCTCGGGCATCTACATCGCGTGGGACAAGATTTACACAGACTCGGCGGCGCTGCTTAACACGATGGGAGCCTTCATCATGGGCTTCTTCGACAACATCGCAAACGGCGTGATGGCGACGTTTGACAACCTCGTGGCTGGCATCCAAATCGCATGGACTCGGGTGCAGGGATTCATCACTGGTGCGAAGGACACAAAAGAGCGAGTGCAGAAGATTAGGGACGAGAACGCCGCGAGAGCAGAGCAGCGACGGCAGGAGCGTCCAGGCATTGAGGGACGCACGGCGAAGGCTGCAAAGGAAAACGATCAAGCGGAAAAGGATCGGCAGGATCGCGTCAAGGGAGTCAAGGAAGACGCGCAGGCAACGAAAGACGAACGGCAAGTAGAGAACCAGCGTCGTGCAGACGAGCGGCGTGCGGCAACGCAGGACGCAGAAGCAAACGTCGGCGCGACGACACGCAAGGGCAAGGCTAATCGTGTGATGGGTGAGCAGTTCGCCGACCTTCTCAAGGAGGTTGAGAACGCCACGTCATTGGATCAGTTGTCTGATCTCTACGGGCAGTTTGACGCTCTGAACTCAAGCGGTCGCCTGACGAGCAATCAGGCAGGCATCCTTGAGAATGCCATTGACGATGCACAGGAGCGGATCAGCAAGGCGACTAGCTCAATGGGTGCATCGCCGAGCGAGAAGGCTGCGACGGCTGGCGCTGATGC